CTCCAACAGAGCTGCCAATGGCGCCACCGTCGGATAGAGCGCCGCGGTCGAGTCAGACTTGATGTCATAGCGGGCCTTGACGGTGGCACCCCGGCCACGCCCCCAATGGCTGAGACTGTTCGGCGAGATAGCGGCGGCAGCTACTGGCTTCGCCTTCCGGGCGACACGTTCGATCATCGTCCGCTGAGACGCGCCAGTCAGCAGCTTCTCTAGTTTGGCGATCTTGTGACTGAAATCGGCGAAGGAATCAGCCATTGAGACATGCCTCCACCCTGTACGAAACCGCTGGTTCGTGCCTCTAATACTGGTGTGACCACTCTTCCGCCGCCCGATCCCACCACCCGCCTAACCACACCGACCCGAACCCTGAAACTCTGGCAGGGACTCGTCCTCGGCGCCGTTGCACTCATCGCCTACACGATCATCTCAACCGTCACCGGTCTCCACCTGCCCTTCTAGCCGACCCGCTGCCTCTTGCGCGGCGGCGATCAACGCGTCCCTCCCCGACTGCCGCCCGCCGGCGGCCTCGGCGTTGAGGGCGTCGTTCAGGAGACAGAGGTCTCGGTAGGACTGCTGCCGGACGACTGACGGCGGCCACCCGAACCTTTTGACGAGCTTGATGACGAGGTCGTCGAGGTATCGCCCTCCGCTTTTGGGTCAGGGATCCCCTTCTCGTCATGGGTGGTAGGCAGATCGTCGGCGACCGACTCGAACACGTCCAGGATCGTCTTCGGTGTCAGATAGCCGGACGGTGGGGCAGGCTGGCCGACCGACTCAGCGCACACCTTCAACAGTGCGACAGCGCCAGCGGGATAGAGGCCAGGGGACATCATCACCCGATACCACTCCACATCCGACGCGAGCCGCACCTCCTCCCACGCCTCGAGCGGCAGATCGTCCGTGTTGACCTTCGTACCGTCCGGGAGATGACAGAGAAACGGCATCAGGCCGTCGGATATGTCATGCCGGTCTGGCTGTTGTTCTGGAAGGTCGCTTTGATCGTTGAGGCGTTACCGACACCGCCGTCGACCATGTTGTAGTTCATCAGCAGCCCGGTCATCAGCGCGGCCGGGTTCGTTGCAGAACGTATCGCGCTGGTCGGTCTCACCTCGATCGTGACACCCGTCGTCGACCCGATCAACGGCTGCAACGTGGCGTGAGTCTTGCCGCCGGCGAAGTCCTGGAAGAAGGTCACGTCAATCTTGGCGTCGCCGAGCCCTTTCGTGATCGCCTTCGACGTGGCACCGAATGCGGTGATGTCCACGGTGTCGCGGGTGTCGGTGACGGTCACGCTGTTCGCGTGGTCCGAGAGGGTGACACCGTTGACGATGATCATGGCATCGGTCAAAGTGAATATGGCCATCGGTGTCTCCTTCTGAGACGCGAACGAGCCCCCGCATCAGCGAGGGCTCGTGGTATGGGTGAAGCGGGGTTAGCTAGTCGGACTTGGCTTTGACAGCCTTGGCGGGTTTCGGATCAACCCGTTCGATGACGCCACCGGAGATGAGGGCAGCCTCGACTTCGATGAGGAACGCGGCGTCGAATGTTTCGCCGAGTGGCACCTGGTAGTTGTCGACGAGGACGCGGTAGGTGCGGGGGACGAGCTCGAGCACTTTCGCGTCGAGCCAGTCTTTCTCTTCGGTGACGGTGAAGTCGCGTTCGAACACGCCGTCAGCGAACGCCGCCACCGCAGCGGGTGTGGCCGCTTTGTACGTGTTCATGGCGCCTGCAACTTGACGCAGGCGACCGTCCCGTTCGTCGTCGTCCCCGTGTAGGTGATGATGGCCTGACCGAGTGTCGGATCCTTATAGAGACCCGCAGAGATGGGACCGATCATCTTGTCACCGGTGGTCGCCGGGATGACCACCGACAGGGCCGGATAGGTCACGTTCGCGAACGGGGCCGCTATCGCCGCGATTGACACCGTGTAGGTGGCGGCGTTCGTGTTCTTGAAGTGCAGCATGATGTCGTCGCCGACTTCACAAGCGTCACCGCCGCCGGTCACCGCCGCATACGACGGCGTAATCCCGAGACGCGAAACGGACTGGGTAGAGAGGGTGGCCATCGTGACTCCTATGCGGTGGTTGAACCGATGTGGAAGCGGACAGCCGCACCCCACGCTGAATAGCTGGCGACTTCTTCGGCGGCGAGAGATCGGGCTGACATGGCGACCGCTTCGATACCGGTGAGGCCGAGCGTCTTGTCGACGTCAACAGCGGCGACGATCGACTTCGGGCCGGACCAGTCGATGTAGTCGAACAGGTCTTTCTGTTGCCGGTCGATGCCGGCACCGATGAGGACCACGACCTCGAGGTCGAGGATGATGTAGCCCTTGCCGAACGTCTGGCGGTAGTCGACGTACGCGTCGGTCGGGATGAACACGAAGGCGGCGGGAAACTGCGGGTTGGACGGGACGAAGTCGTCGAGGTGGAGACCGTCGATGGATCGGAGCTGGTTGGTTAGGCCGGTGACGATCTGGGCGAGGCTGATCACGCGACGACAACCCGCAGGGTGTAGTCGGCGAGAAACTCGGCGACGTCCGGGTCGAGCCGGCCGGAGATGCGCATCGGACCGAACTCACCCCAGCCCGACACACCCTCCGGGGATTTCTGGCGTTGCAGTTCACGGCTCACCTGCATCCGGCACGCCTGATTCACGGCGGTCGGGATGGCGGCCCAACCCCATGTGCCGGTGACTTCGACGAGCCCGACCCTGTTGGTGAGCAGCCAGGCCCACGGGATCGGAAACCATTTGTTACCGGTCGACCGCAACGCCCTGTACGGGCGGGACTCCGGGGCGGCCGCATTATTGCGGGGAAGCAGCTGATAGTCGGCGGCTGCCCATGTGGTTTCGTAGACGCCGTCGTTGTTGTCGTCCGTTTTGACGCTGGTGACCGACAAGAGGTCGTTGTAGGCGCCGAAGTTGAGGACCTGCCGGTCATTCGAGTCGAAGTAGCGGGCGCCGACGAACTGCCAGAAGTGACGGTCGCAGTACTGGTCGATCCAGCGGGAAACGGCGGTGACGAGGTTTTCGACTTGGGCGTCGTCGATGTTGTCGTTGAGCCCGATCCAGTTCTTCGCCTCAGGCAGCGAGCAATAGCCATTGGTGATCGCCATCACGGACCGCCTCTAGGTCGTTTTGCGGGGGCGGCCACGCGGCCGTTTCACTGTCACCGTCTCCGAAGGACCGTCAACAGCCATTTCGACAGCGGTTCTGTCGTCGAAGCTCATAAGGTCCGCTTCGACATCCACCTCAGGATCATCCTCGACGGCGATGCCGAACTTGGCGAGCTCGACATCGACTTGCCGCATCCGATCCCATTGTTTGGCCTGCTTGCGCTTGTCCCGTTCGTGAAGAAGCGCTTTGACGTACGAATCGGTCACGTCAGAGCGAAATACGTGATCGTCGCGACGGTCGTCGGCGTGGCGATCGTCGCCGGGGCGACGCCACCGACCGCTGAGCCGTGGGTCTGGGCGAGAACACCAGCGGACAGGCCGAGAGCGCCGGCGAGGGCGGCGTTACCGACCGTCACACCACGCAACGTCGGCACCGTCGTCGACACGGTGAACGAGATCGCCACGTAGTACAGGCCAGCGGTCGTGATGATTTGGGGTGTCGCCAACGCCACGGTGTACGCGGTGTTCGCCGCCCGGGCCGTCGAAGCGAAGTCCGCGGATTGGGCGAGCAGCGCCGGTGTCGCCGCGTTCGAGTAGAGGGCAACGAACCCGGCTGTCGGACCGTTCGCAGCCGTGCCACCGGTCACAAAGGTGATGTTGCGGACGAAATCGCCGGCCTGCAACGGGATGCTGGACGAGTGGACGACACCGGTGGCGGCGATGGCGTTGTCTGTGCCGGCCACATATCGGGGGACCGTCTCCGCGAACAGACCGGACGGCGGCGAACCTTGCCGCAGATAGTTCTCGTCGTAGTAGGGGCCGCCTTGACGTGTCACGCCTCAACCTCCGCGAGCAGTTTCTTGATTTCGGCGAGTCGGTCCGGGTTCTGGTTGCCTTGCGCCTTGAGCAGTTCGAGTTCGTCGGCGAGCTCGGTGCGGGACGGCTTCTTCGCCTTCTTCGGTGCGGGCTCTTCCTTGACAGGCACGTCGGATTCCTTGGATGCGGACATGGGTTTCTCCATTCGGGGGTGTGGCCGGGCGGGGAGCGAGAGACCCCGCCCGGCCAGAAGGCGGATCAGGCAGTCGAGAAGACAGGGGCGATCAGACCGGTGCCGGAGAGGATGCCGTGAGCACCCGGATACCGGCCGGCGGTGAACGCCGAGTAGCCGTACAGCACGAACCTCACAGCCAGGTTTTGCACCAAGGGCTGTTCGGCCCGGATGAACTGGACGCCTTCATCCCAGAAGTGGAGTTCCCGGTTCGTGACGCCGAGGATCACGTCTTCGGTGCCGGCCCCGAGGTTGGTGAGCATGTTGCCGTCGACGACGACGGGTACACCGAGGATGTTGCGGTTCTGCGCCATGTATTCGGTGGTGCCGATGTTGCCTGCCTGCACCGTGTCGACCCCGGGGACACGCATCATCGGGAACGACGACGAGATACCGGCCGACAGCCACCACCAACGCCGGGGATGCATGATGAAGTTGGTGACACCCATGTACACAGCCGACTGGACAACCGAGATGATTTCGGCGAGTTCCCGGTAGCACTCGGCCGCGGTCGGCGTGGCGTCCGTGTAGGAGGCTGTCGATACTGACGGGGTCGACCGGATGCTGAGGTGGGTGCCGCCGGTGCCGTCCGAGTTGAGACATGCGGCGTCGACCTTCGTCCAGTAGTCGTTGGCGAGGTCGGTGGCGACGATCTCGTCGGTGTTGGTGCCACGCTCGAGCGACTGGCGAGACATGTCCTGCGAACCGGCGTAGGTGCGGACGTTGACGGTGAGGAGCGTGTCGTCGATGTCGGTTTCCTGGACGCCGCCGACTTCAGCGGATTGCACCGCCACGGCCGTACCGGTCGTGATCCGGGAGATGTTGAGCGTCATGCCGTCTGGCGGGAGCGGGTGCCGGTTCATGATCGACACGGTCGGGGCCATGGCCCGCTGCAACGGGGCGACGAGGTCGGTCAGATACTGGGGGACCGTGAGACCGGCGAACGCCGACGTGGCCACGTCACGAGTCTCGAGACCGGCGAGCTCTTCGACACGGGCTTCCTTCTGATGCCGTTCGAGCCGTTCCCGGGCGGCGTAGTCGCCGGCCTGGAACCCGGTGTAAAGGTCCGTGAAGAACGAGATCCCACGCAGCGCCGAGCCCTTGTCGTAGGTGCGGGCCTCCGACTTGACACGAGCCGGCGAGGCGACCGCCTCCGGGGTGTCAGCCTGGCTGGACCAACGCTCAGCGGCCCGCTTCGACGCCTCTTGCGCGGCCGTCGACGCGGCGAGCAGTTCCTTGCGCTGGTTCAGCCCGTCGAGCTGCTCATCGAACTCGGCGAGACTCTCGTCGATCGCCTTGACAGCGGCGTGCCGTTCGTTCAGCTGAAAGGTTTCGGCGTCGGAGAGGTTGCGCTTCTCTTCGGTGCACTTGTTGACGATGGCGTCGACCTCGGCCTGACCGGCGTCACGCTCAGCCTGACGGGCCTTGCGTTCATCGAGCTTCGCCTTGATCTGGTCGCGCACGAGTTTGAGCGCGAAGGACGTATCTGCGGACATGGGGAAACTCCCTTTGATCTGGGTTGCTGGGGTTTCCCGGGTGGTTGTGTCAGGTGGTGCCCTCTCGACGTCCGGCGCGCCCGATGGGCGGGTGGTGCGTTGAGGGGTCCGGCGTGACTACCGGCGCGGGGTGGTTTCAGTGCGTGGCGTGGAGACGCAACGCGTCGGCCATCGCCTTAGCGGTGACCAACGTCAAACCCGTGTAGACGGGCTCGACAGACAACGACTCAGTCGAGTCGTTGCGAACTTGGACGACGGTCGCCGGGTTCGCAGGGAACGACACGACCGACACGTCGTAGAGCTTCACTTCGGTGATGAACCGTTCGGTGTAGTCGTCGTTCCATTCCTGACGCAGCACCTTCATCGCCAACGACATCGCATCGAGGGCGCCCGACTGGACCCGGCGCACGATCTCCATCGACCACGGCGAACCTGTATCGATGCGGGACTCGTTGTAGAGACCGATCTTGTCCGACTCAAGGATCAACGTCCGATCCTTCGTCGACGCCAACGGCAGACCCTCATGGTCGAAGAACAGGTAGACGTCGTCCTGTTCGGCGATCGACTTGTCAGCCGACCCGCGGGCCATCGTCTCCGTCCAACCGATCGGCGGACCCCCGGCGACGTCGTAGGCGTGCTCGTAGACGGTGGCGTAACCGGCGATCACCGGGGAGCCGTCGACCGCCTGGCGTACTTCGAGGCGGCGTGCCGTGATCCGTTCCTCGGTCGGCTTGCCTTTGAAGTCGATGTCGAACCCGCGGTGACGTTCCGACAGGAAATCGGGACCGAACCCGTCAGCGAGGCGGGCCCAGACAGGCTCGGGCAGGTTGCGAAGATCAGACATCGACTTTGACTCCTGGGCGTACAGGGCGGCGAGCTGCTTGTTCGCATCCGTCTTCGAGGCGTGGCATCCCATCACCTTCCCGTCAGCGTTCTTGATGACCGCCCACGGCTTCGACACGGGACAGCTGCCGGACTTCGCGACGTGATACGGCATTGTCAGGACTTGGCCGGCGTTGGCGGCGTCGCAGGCGACGCGGCAGGTGCAGCCGTGCCAGACGTCGCCGGGTTTTGTGGTTCTTCCTTGCCTGGCGCCATCGGCCCATAGAAGTTGTCGCCCGAACCATCCGGAATCGGCGGCTCATTCTCGAGCGCCCGGCATTCATCCGGGGACTTCAACCGGTTCCGTATCGCGATCTGGTAGACGTCGTACCGGGTTTTGATATCCACCCGGATCAGAGCGTCAGCATTGAACTTGACGAACCTCGGCCGGGGACGGATCCGGGTCAGGGCCTTCTCAACCCGCACCATCCACCCGTTCAACGTGTACGTGAGCAGATCCAACGACCGGGCTTCGACGTTCGCGTAGGTCACGTTGCCGCCCTCACCGGGGGGCCGACGGAAGAAGAACCGGGCCACGTCATCAGCGTTCGCTTTGATCGTCTGCAGGAACTGCGACTCCTCCGGTGACACCTGGACCGGTTTCATGTGCGTACCGAGCCCGAGCACGAGAGTGTCCCTAGAATTCTTGGCGTCCCGGACACGTTGCTTCAAGATCTCGGCCTGATCCTGGTTGATCTGCTGATCGGATTCGAGAAGAGCCGTCGGGTGCGTACCATCGCCGAACCATTGCGCCCCGAACTTGTGGGCAGCGATACCGACACCAATCGTCTCCGCCGCATACCGGATCGGCGACATACCCACCGGATTCCCCGGGAACGTGAACGCCGGAACATGCCACAACGGCCCAGCCGGCCACCGCTCCACCTGCTTACCATCCCGGTACCAGCCAACCGGCCCCGACGTGTGATAACGGCGAGGCTGGACCTCGTCCGGATGGAGACTCTCAATCTGTGACGGCCAACCATCCGGACCGAGGGCCGTGACCCACCCGTAGTAGTTGCCTCGCAGCAGCAACGACACCATGAGGCCACGGCACCACACTTCGAATCCATACCCGTCGCCGGCGGGATCGTCGAGCAGCACCGACTTCGGTACCGCGACGAGCTCTTGGCTGCCGCCACGCTTGTACTCGTCAACCGGCAACGTCGACACGAGGTCGGCGAGCAGATCGACACAGCCCCACACGGCAGCATTCGTCAACGCTGTGTCGTCGTTGACGATCACACCCGAGTAGACAGGCCGGCGGCCACCCCGACCTGATAGGGCGATCAGGTCGGCCAGCGAATCACCGAACGCCCGCTTCTCAGACTTGTCCGGACGGAAAATCGTCATCCGCCCCGCACCTCACACGCGGCGACCACCGCCACGCCCGTACCGATCAGAGCGACCGGAACCGACCAGCCGAACACCCCGGAGACGCCAGCGACGAACAGACCGAGCCCGACTGTTTCTGCGACGGCGAGCAGCTTCTTTCGCACGGCTGCTCCAATCAGTCACCACACGTTGGCCGCCACATCAGCAACCAGATCCGGGACACCACCCAAAGCCAACGTCACCGCCACCAACGGCGTGATGTCCACCTTCGACGTCCGGCGACCCAACACGTCAACGTCACCCGCCGTCCGCACCGTCGCACCCTTCACGGCCGCATTCAACGATGACTGACCGAGATGGCGGACACCGTCATTCGCGCAGGCGTCCAACAACTGGCCGAGCGCTTGAGCATGCTCCGCCGACGACACCTCAACCACCTCGACACCACGCTCCCGCAACGGCACAATGAACGACCCAGCGAACGACCCCGTCTGAATCCGAATCGGAATCTTCCGCAGCTGCCACGACGCGACAGCCCAGTCGAGCACCCACGACGTGCCCGGCTGATGGTGGGCCGTCTCCACATGGAACCGGCCATCCTCACGCCGGCCCGCCACACCGAACGACGCCCACCGCCGATCCGGCGACACATCCAGGGCGAGCCGATGCTGCGTAGCGATCGACGACCCCACCTCGACCAGCTGCGGCCACGACGGAATGAGCTCATCCATGCCGGACTCGAGCTCCTCGGCGACACCCATGATCTCCCGGGCGAACTCCTCCGGAATGTCCTTCATCAACTCCCGCTCAGCATCAATGAAATCCTCAGAGATGCGGACACCCATCGCCGGATTCACCGCGTACTGCGCATCCCTGTCAGCTGGATCGACACCGGCCGGATTCGCCCACTCGAAATAGGCGAGCCGCGAACCCTCACACGCCCGACCCCGACGCCGCACACCATGCAGGACACGGGAATCCTCATGCGGCGGCGACGACGCATACCAGACCTGCGCCATCTCCCGCGTCGACAACGTCGGGATCATCGCCCCGACCGCCTTCGCATCCAAATCGAACGCCTCATCCAACACGACCACCGACCCGGAGAACCCACGGCCCGGCATCCGCTGCCGAGACACGAACCGGATCCGACGGCCACCCTTCAACTCGATCGCCTCATGCCCGTTCACCCGCGACACCCGCTTCACCAACTTGCGGAAATCATCGAACTCGTCGGCGAGTTGCTCCATCTTGCGGAACTGCTCGAGCGTCGTGTCCGCCCGATGCGCTGAATGGGTGATCAAATCATCCCGAAACAGCACGATCCCGGCCAGTTCCCGCGCAGCGAGGATCTCATTCTTCCCGTTCTGCCTCGGAACGATGACAGCGACCTCCATCGCCGCCCACGACCCGTCCCCACGCTCCCCCAGCCCGATTTCGAGGACGTGACGCTGCCAATCATCCAACCGGATGCCGGCCACCGCCGCTAGATCAACCGCTTCGCTTCCCGCGCTGCTTACCACCGCCGCTGGCCGGTGCTCGAACTGCGGCCTTTGCGCGCCGCGCCGTGCGACGCTTATCGAGCTCATCGATCGGGGATCCCTTCACGCCACCAGCCAACGAATCGAGCTCAGCAAGGATCTGCCGCTTCTCCCGTGACAGCGACGCAACCTCTCGAGGCTCCGCCACCGCCAACGCCTGATCCAAGAGGCACAGGAGTCCTTCGAGGGCCTCCACACGGGATTCCGGCATGACGAGACTCCCGGCGAAATCGGCAACGGGGGTAAACGAAAATAGCGGGGTGCTCCGGCGTGGGTCCTCCGCTAAAAATCCGAAGGAGTCCCTTCGCTTAACTCAATCGACCAACGTCGCGCTCGAGTTCGGTTCGGTCGTAGGCAGCGATAACGATGCCCGAACATGTCGCGAGTCGGCCAGGTCTAGCCCTGACAACCGATCGCAATCGTTCAGCGAACGCTTCGATGAGCTCATCAAGGTTGTCATCAGTCCACTCAACAGTCGACGTGATGGTGAGGTGCTCACCCGTCGGGTTACGTGGCGTGTACTCGATTACCCGGTTCATCAGTACCAGCGTTCGCTTCGTGGTTCCCGCAGTTGGTTGCCGTAGGCGGCCCCGGCGCTGGCGTTGCAGGACCGGTGCTCGGGTCGCAGCTGACCGCCGACCTCGCCGTCGTTGACGTGGCCGGCAGTCCACGGGTCGCCGCGTCGTGCGAGTTCACCGCATCTTGCGCAGCGTGTGAGTGGGTTGGCGTTGGCTGCGGCACGGACGAGGCGTGCCTGTCTGGCGTAGCCGCCTTGGTGGTGTGGCCTGCCTGGCCTGCCTGTCATGGCACTGGTCGAAGCTCGAGCACACCCTCGCCATCCACGATCTGGATGGGGTAGTCGAACAGGAACACGCCGAGCATGGGACCACGATCGGGTGGTGTGGGACCTCCACCGCCGAGGGCTGCGATCTGGTCGTAGACGTCTCTGCTCAGACTCCATGCACCCAATGCCCGGGGGATGTCGGAGGCGGCGTAGATGTCGAGGATGTCCTGGACGTTCATGACCTGCCGCCTGTGCGCAGGGCGCAC